TTAGGTTTTTTAAAATTAGGAAATTTATTTGATGCTTTTATTTTTTGACTTTTTAGTATATCTTTAGCTTTTGGTATATCTGTATGATGATAGATAGGATTTTTAAGATTAATTTTTTTTAGTAATTTCATAAAAGATGGAATTTTCCTAGCAGCTAATAATGGATTTAATGCTATATCTGGAGCTGTACCAGTAATTGGCTGTGGTGTTTTATAAGCAGACATAGAATATTGCTTAAATTGATTATCCAAATCAGATTGTACCATCAAATCATTAATGTTACTGTGAACATCTGTAGATACAGGCTCAGAAGTTGTCATACCTAGTAATGTATTATTTGGCGGCATTATTTGCTCTTAATCGCTTTAATATTGGGAAAGCTTACCTCATATCGCTTCTTACCCCAAAACACCTTTCTAGGTACTGTATAACGCCACATAGGCATAGGCTGTATGTCCCAATAGCTATTACTAACGAATACTGTTTTAACTACCATCAGATAATTCTTTTTGTTTTGATGGGAGGGCTCCCTGTTCAAATGCCATCAGTTTATCTTTACTAAATCCAGTGAACTCTTGTATCATAGCGATAGAGTCTGTTTTCTTTTCAGTAGTAAGTAAACCCGATATCTTCATTAATGTCTCTAACGACCTTAGCTTATCCCCGTCTCTAGCATCTGGTTTATCTACTATCGCCTTTGCTTCTTCTAGTAAGTAACGCTTGGTAATTCCAACTTCACTTAATAATAATTCTATCTCTTTATCTACCATTTCACTGACCCTTTCACTTCTTAATAAAACTCTTGCCCTGCTCATTGCATAGTCTTTGCTCTTTGCATCCGGGTATGCCTTCATATAAGCATCTACTGGTCTCATACCAGCTGCTACATATTTTGCAAATAACCTTTTCCCGTGTGATAATTGACCTTCTAGTGCCTCCTTGTACGGAGTTTTTTTCGTAAAGCTGTAGATATTTTTTGCAGGAGCACCAGTAAGGGTTGAATTACTATTGATATTAACCATGCCGAGTAAAGTCCGAATATATGTAACTTTTCTTTTATCCGATCCACTACCTTGAAAAGATCCTTTTTTAATAACCATAACGACTTGTCCATCATCTGAATAACACCATTGACTTTCCTCTGCTTCTTTCCAGTTATCTACAATAGGTTCATCAGGATATTTTTCCCGGAACTCTTTTTTATCAGAAAAGATGTAGTGGTCTTTTCCTTTTATTTTGCGTTTATACGCCAAGCAACACTCCCAAACCTTTTGACTTCAGTCACCTTTCCTACTCCCTCCGGTTGCCATGTAATATTCTTCTAACATAGATTCAAAATCTACGTATTCTATACTGGGCATATTTTTTACCCGGTACAGCAATTCTGCTATAAGTCCCATATCCCTAGATGTATTATCTACGATACTGGAAAAAGATAGATCATCTGCTATCTCCTTACAGCGGTTTAAATTAGTGAGTAAGTTGTCGGTATCAAAGTCCCCTGCTCTCGCTCTTTGAAATAAAGTTCTTTTATCTTCCATGTCTTAATTTAAAAATAATAGTTGCAAAAACAAAATTTACTATTTAATATTAATTAAGTCGTTTATTTAGGTTGGGATTATAAGAGTATTAATATATTAATAATATTAAATAATATTAATAATATTATAATATTATAATATTAATAATATTAATAATATTAATA